AACCTATTTGTTTTGACGTTGATGGACACGAGTTCGAAATTAAAAACGACTTATTTTTTAAACAATTTAATGGGCTAGTATATTGGAATTCAAATCAAATATCGATCAAGCCTTCTTTTTTTATAAGCGGAAAGGGGTTTAAATCTGCGAACGAAAATGCTATAATTGTGGATAAAAGACAGATGCAGCATTTTCCAGTAAGCCCTTTCGGATTTAATCCTTGTCAAGGTGATTTTTGGTTTCTTAAAAAAAGGTGATATAATATATTATGAGCGAAAATAATGAATTTCTCTGGTGTGAAAAGTATCGCCCAAAGAAAGTAAGTGAAACTATTCTTCCTAAAAAGCTCAAAGATGTATTTGAGAATGTTGTAAAAGAGCAGAATCTTCCTAACATGCTGCTGACAGGAACAGCAGGTCTTGGTAAGACAACTGTCGCGCGAGCTATCTGTAACGAACTTCAGTATGATCACATTGTCATCAATGGATCAGAAGAAGGAAATATTGACACGTTGAGAGGTAAAATCAAGAGGTTTGCTTCTTCGGTTTCTCTCAACGGCGATATTAAAGTCGTCATTCTTGATGAGGCTGATTATCTTAATCCGCAATCTACTCAGCCTGCGCTGCGTGGATTCATTGAAGAATTCTCTAAGAATTGTCGATTCATTCTTACCTGTAATTTCAAGAATCGAATTATTGAACCTTTGCACTCACGTTGTGGCGTATACGAATTCAATACGACGAAGAAAGAGATGCAGAGTCTTTGCAGTGATTTTCTGAAAAGGCTTGTATTCATTCTGAATGAAGAAGGCATAGAGTTCAAAAAAGAAGTTCTCGTTGAAATGATTATGAAACATGCGCCAGACTGGCGCAGAATCATTAATGAATGTCAACGATTTAGTATTGGCGGTCAACTAAATACTGACGTTCTTCTTGGCGAATTCAATAATAACTATGACGCCCTTTTTGACAGTCTGAAGAAAAAAGATTTCAAAAAGATGAGAACATGGGTCACGAACAATGTTGACGTTGACGCAAGCTCGATCTTTCGCTCTATATATGATAGAATGTTTGATAAGGTTGACTCATCTTCGATACCTCAGTTGGTGTTGATTCTGGCAGATTACCAATACAAAAATGCTTTCGTTGCGGATCATGAGTTAAATGTTGTTGCGTGTATGACAGAAATCATGGCAAATGTAGAGATGAAGTAATGAACATTGTCGAACATTCAGATCCGTGGCAGCATTACACAATAGACGATGTATTGAAGAAAACTGATTTCGGAATGATACAGACATTGACGAGTCGTTGGCAGAAACCACAAACGTCTAAAGAAAAGTTCAATCTCTGTCTTGACGATTTTAGATTTTATAAAGAAACTGCACCTTTCTATAATGAAGCAATGGTTGTAAAAAAAGTTCTTTATAAACTGATGCAAGAACTTGAAGTAGAATTTTCTCTTGAAGGCAAATTTAAATCATATCAGATTGAATATGTGAATTGCGGCAACGACTTTTATTATCCTGTTCATAAAGACTCGACAGCAAAAGTATTTACGAACGTGCTTTATGTTTCTCAGAATGGCGACGGTACCAGACTCTACAAAGATAAAGATGGTCAACCAGAAAAATTAGTTGACTGGAAAGAGAATAGAATCGTATCATTCAAGCCCGACTCTCATACATGGCATGATTATTATTCTACTCATTCAGGTCGAATTACTTTCAATCTCGTTTTTGTAAAGTTTAATATATCGCCTGATAAGCCTATGAGTAGAGTTGAAACTGATTTGACTAGGATATAATATGAATCCTTTTGATTATGTGTCTGCGATTAACGATACTAAAAAAGATCTCATCATTGATGATATTACTGAGAAAAATTATAACTCGTTTTTAACAAATCGTTCTCTGTCTTATTTTCCTGATACTGTGGCTGTAGCGAATGTAATGAATCGCTATCATCATTTAGACAAGAAACTTCAATTTCATTTTTTGCTAAATATAGTTAGAAAAAGAAAAAGATTCTCGAAATGGGATAAAGCCCAGACTAGTGATGATATAGACGTGGTGAAGGAATATTATGGATATAGCACTGAAAAAGCAAAATCTGCATTATCCCTTCTTTCATCATCCCAGCTACAAGAATTGAGAAGAAGGACATATAAAGGTGGAAGAAAATAGAATATGGTCTCCCGCAGATATGCTAGAAGTAATTTTAGAAGAACCAGACGACTTTTTGAAAGTTCGTGAAACTCTGACTAGAATTGGTGTCGCGTCAAGAAAAGAAAACAAGCTCTTTCAATCGTGTCATATCTTACACAAACAAGGCAGATATTTCATTGTTCATTTTAAAGAGTTGTTTCTTCTTGATGGTAAAAAGTCAAACCTTGAAGACAACGATCTTCTGAGAAGAAATACGATTGCAACATTGCTTGCAGATTGGGGTTTAGTCAAAATCGTTGATAAGAGTAAAGTCAGTGAATGTGCTCCCATGAGACAGATCAAGATTATTCCTTTCAAAGATAAAGACAAGTGGGAACTCTGTCCGAAGTATAACATCGGCAAATAAAATATGACAGACACCGAAGTTGAGTTGCATATAGAAAATATGCGGCAAGTTTTTGGCTATCTACCAAATCCTCATCATCATCCTCGAATATTTGAGCATATGATGAAGGTTTATGCGTATACGATATTGAAGAAAAAATTTAAAAAGTCTTGACTTTTTCTTCAATATCGCGTATAAATAATGTCGGACTACAGGTGTAGTTCCTCGTAACCCAATGCGAATTATCGATTGGGTATAATACAACACCTTGCTTAATAGGAGGCAGTTATGGTAACTAAAGCATTTACATTTCCTCATTCCAATTTTATTGGATTCGATCATCTCTGGAACGAAATTGAAAGATTGTCAACTGGCACTGACGTTGCGTTTCCGAAACACAATGTCGTCAAGCACAGCGAGACAGCATTTGCAATTGAACTTGCACTAGCAGGATATGATCAGAAGGACTTGGAAGTAGAGTTGAAGGAAGGAATTCTTGTTGTTAGAGGCAAGAGAAATGAAGAAGCTGAAAACAGCAAAGAATATCTTCATAAAGGAGTCTCTACAAGAAACTTCACAAAAACCTTTAGATTGTCAGAACATGTTGTTGTCGATGGTGCGGACTTCGTGAATGGGCTACTTGTCATTAAATTGAAGGTAGTGATTCCCGAGGAGAAGCGACCAAGGTTAATACCTATTGGGAAATCAACACAATATCTAATCTAGAGGAGTCAAAATGACACTAACAGACATTCGAGCAGTAGCTAGTTCACTCATCACTGTAGTGGCAATCTTTGCAGTGCCCTACTTTGTATGGGCCGCACAATCTGCGTAATATAGTACAGTAGTAGTACGGTTTAGGCAGGAGATTCCGTGCAAAAATCTCCTGCACCATAAATATTATATCTTTTGAGTTTACGAGATTCCTATGATAGAAGCATATATGCAAGTTGATTTAAATAATCCTCTTGCCGTAGCTTATATGAAACACGCTTTGAAATCCTACGAGATTGTGTCTGATATTTTTCGAGTGAATGTTATTCAGTGTGTTACGCCTGATACTTTGCTTGAAGAATTGAAAGATATTCCGAATCAACTAAAAAACAGATCTCCTCAAGAATTGGCATCACTGCATTCTAACTATAGAGCAGCTAAACGAATGGCTGCGGGTGAACGATTTTGGACTTTAGAACACGATGCGTATCTTAGACCAGAACATGAAGATGTTTTTAGAATGATTATGTCAAAATGGTTAACTAAAAAATCTACGATATCTTTAGGTATGGCAAATGAATTTTGGACCACTATTCCTGAAATAGCGGACTTGTTTTGTCGAGAAATTGAGGAAGGTTGGTTTAAAGGACCAATGGGACTATTGCATCGTGTAACTGATATCTATTTAAAAAACAAGCCCGAAACAAGAGACACTTATTGGCCAGCCAATCGATTCATAAACAAAAAATGGACGAATAAAACTGGTGTTGGAACAAATGTTTCAAATGCATACAGTGGACCAAAAGTTGTGTTAGATTCGCCAATCTGTCAAATTATGGATGAAAATCGCGGAAGAACCGTTACAGATAGACCTAAAACGCAGAAAATTAGTCATAGTAAAGAGTTGAATCCAGACTACAAATGGATTACACTAGATAGTTCTGATTAAATTTAAGCAATTATATTATGAAATTTTACACTTCCGTTGCGCGCAAAAATAACAGCATTCTCTATCGCGGTTATGAAAATAATCAGCCGGTAATGCGTAGGATTCCGTTCTCGCCCGTTTTATTTGTCAGTTCTCCGAAAGCTACGGGAAACTATAAAACCCTTTATGGCGAGCGAGTGGAGCCTATCGAATTTGAATCCATGAGCGAAGCCAGTGCTTTTCAGAAGCAGTATGAAAATGTGCAGAACTTCAAAGTCTATGGTCAAACAAACTATGTAACTCAATTCATAGCAAACGAATTTCCTCATGACATTCAATTTGATCGAGACTTGATTAACGTCTGCACAATTGACATTGAGGTTGCTTCTGATCAAGGCTTTCCTAGACCAGACGAAGCGAAGCATCCGATCATCGCGATCACTTGCAAAAATAACAAAAGTCACATGTATCAAGTGTGGGGCATGGATCATTATGATGTAAAGCGAAACGATGTCAAATACTTTCGGTGCACTGATGAAAGCGCACTGCTGAGATCTTTTCTCGATTGGTGGCAAGCGAACTGTCCTGATATTGTGACGGGCTGGAGTATTCAGAGGTTCGATATACCATACATCATTAATCGACTCAAGATATTGATTGGCGACGATCATAAAAACATATCGCCTTGGAAAAGTCTGAGTCTAAGAGAAATCAAAACACTATCGGGTAGTGAATTCGCTTACGATATTGAAGGCGTGTCTCAACTCGATTATCTGGACTTGTTCCGCAAGTTCGGCAAACAAACTTTCGGTGAGCAAGAATCTTATAAGCTTGATCACATTGCCCATGTTGTATTGAATGAAAGAAAGTTGTCTTATGATGAATATGGTTCATTGAATGCGCTATACAAAAATGATTTTCAGAAGTTTATTGATTACAACATAAAAGACGTGATACTGGTTGAGCGCATTGAAGAAAAGCTTGGTATTATTACTCTTGCTTTGACCATGGCTTATCAATCGAAAAGTAATTACAATGCCGTGTTTGGCACGACAGGCATCTGGGATTCAATCATCTATAATGAACTTCTCAGAAAGAATATTGTTATTCCTGAGATGAAGTATGGTAATGACGAATACAAAACGATTGTCGGCGGCTATGTCAAAGATCCTAAAGTAGGATCTCATGAATGGGTTGTATCGTTCGATTTGAATTCGCTGTATCCAAATTTGATTGTTCAATACAATATGTCACCCGAAACCATGAGCTATGAAGAATCGAATGATTTAACCATCTCAGCTAATGACGCAAGATTTCGAAAAGACAGGCAAGGTATTATTCCCAACGTGATTCAGAAATTCTATACCAATCGCGTTGAATACAAAAATCAAATGCTTGACGCCAAGCGTCGATATGAAAAAGAACCGTCAAAGAGTTTAGAGAATGAGATTGCCTCGCTCGATAACAAACAGATGGCGATCAAGATTTTGATGAACTCTCTTTACGGTGCTTTGGCTAACAAATACTTTCGGTACTTCGATCAAAAGATTGCAGAAGGTGTTACAACTTCAGGCCAGCGAGCAATCAAGTGTGCCGAAACGTCTGTAAATGATGAAATGAACAGACTTTTAGCAACATCAAATAAAGATTATGTCATCGCAATTGACACCGATTCGTTGTATATCAACATGGCACCTCTTGTCGAAAAGATGAAGCCGAAAGATCCAGTAAAATTTCTCGACAAAGTTTGTCATGAGCATTTCGAAAAGATATTTGAAAAAGCATATGAGAAACTTGCGACAGAAACGAACGCATACTCGAATCGAATGATTATGAAACGTGAAGCGATTGCTTCACGCGGTATTTGGATGGCGAAGAAGCGATACATTCTGTATGTTCACAATAATGAAGGGGTTCAGTATGCAACGCCTAAATTGAAGATCATGGGTATCGAAGCGATTAAATCGAGCACGCCTCTTGTCGTTCGAGAGAAGTTCAAAGAAACTTTTCATAAAATTCTAACTGAAGATGAGCCGAGAGTTCAGGCTTTCATTCAAAACTTTAAGAAAGAATTCAAAGCATTGCCGCCCGAAGATATCTCGTTCCCAAGAAGCGTCAATGATTTGACTAAATGGAAAGATCGAAGCACGATTTATGGCAAAGGCACACCAATTCAGGTTCGTGGTGCTCTTCTATATAATCATCACTTGAAT